GGTAAGTTCAAATCTCGCCATTCAACTAGCGCCAGACGCCAAACCGCTTAAACCGTTGCGCTGCAAGGGATCTCAGCGCAGTGAGGGCAGGCGGTTTAGCGAGGGTTTAGCATTGGTTTAGTGATTAAACTACCCGTGCTAGTCAGCTTTGCTGAGTTTGCGATCTTGAAGGGCTGCACGAAAGGTGCGGTTACCCACGCAAGCAAAAGCCGCATCGCTGCTGCCATCGTTGACAAGGACGGTCAGCGATGGCTGGACCGTGATCTGGCGCTGGAGCTGTGGAACAAGAACACCAGGGCCACGGCCAATAGCAAGGTGTCACCACCGGCGGATCCAACACCGCGCGAGCTGAAGCGCCGGGTGGAGGCGCTGCCAGATGATGAGATCCCGGACCTGAATGAAAGCCGCGCAAGGCGTGAGCATTACCAGGCCGAGCTGGCCAAGCTGCAGGTGAGCCAGCAACGCCGCGAACTGATCAGCGCCGATGAGGTGAAGAAAGAGGCGTTTGCACTGGGGCGCAGCATCCGCGAAGCACTGGCCAACCTGGCGGACCGCCTGAGCCACCAACTGGCGGGCGAAACGGATCCGGTCGTGATCCATGAATTGCTCAGCCAAGAGCACCGCGCGGCACTATCGGAGCTGAGCGAATGAACGCATACCGCGGCGGCTTCCTCGATGGGCTGCGACCTGACGCGCAGCTGACGGTCAGCGAGTGGGCCGATCAGTACCGGATGCTGAGCAGCAAGGCCAGCGCAGAGCCGGGGCCATGGCGCACAGGGCGCACGCCATACCTGCGCGAGCCGATGGATTGCCTGAGCACGGGGAGCACCGTGCAGCGTGTGGTGATGATGTTTGCGGCGCAGACCGGCAAGACCGAGGCCGGCAGCAACTGGCTCGGCTATGTCATCCACCATGCACCGGGCCCGCTGCTGGCGGTGCAGCCAACGGTTGAGATGGCCAAGCGCCTGAGCAAGCAGCGCCTCGAAAGCATGATCACCGATACGCCAGTGCTGGCGGAACGGATCGCACCAAGTCGCAGCAGGGACAGTGGGAACACGATGTTCAGCAAGGAGTTTCCCGGTGGAATGCTCCTGCTCACCGGCAGTAACTCAGCCACCGGCCTACGATCGACGCCGTGCCGCTACATCTTCCTCGACGAGGTGGACGCCTTCCCGCTGGACGTGGACGGCGAGGGCGATCCGGTCAGCTTGGCCGAGAAACGAGCGACGACGTTCGCGCGGCGGAAGATCCTGCTGACCAGTACGCCGACCATCAAGGACTTCAGCCGTATCGAGGCGGAGTATGAACGCAGTGATCAGCGCCGTTACTTTGTGCCATGCCCAAGCTGCGGCGCGATGCAATGGTTGAAGTGGTCGCAGCTCAAGTGGGAGAAGGATGATCCGAGCAGCGCGGCATACGAATGCGAGGCGTGCAAGGAACGATTCGGAGAGCTGCATAAGCCGGCCATGCTGCGTGGTGGTGAATGGCGCGCCACTGCGCCTGGCGATGGCGGTAAGACTGCTGGCTTTCAGCTGAGTGGACTCTATTCACCGCTCGGCTGGCTGAGCTGGGGCGACATGGTTGACGAGTTCATGCGCAGCAAGGCGGATGCGCCGATGCTTAAGAGCTTCGTCAATACGCGACTGGCTGAGACGTTCGCAGAGGACTACGCCAGCAAGGTGAGCGCCACTGGATTGATGGAGCGCTGCGAGCATTACAAACCCGGCACTGTGCCAGATGGTGCATCCGCCATCACGGTCGGCGTTGACGTGCAGGACAACCGGCTGGCGATCAGTGTCTGGGCATGGGGCCGCGACGAGGAAGGTTGGCTGTTGGATCACCAAGAGATTCACGGCGACCCGAGCCGCGCAGATCTATGGAAGCAGTTGGATCAGCTGGTACTACGCGAGTGGCCGCACGCGCTGGGCCATGGCATCCGGCCGCATGTGGTAGCGATCGACAGCGGAGGCCATTTCACGGCTGAGGTTTACCAGTACGCACGCGAGCGCGGCCGGCAGGGCGTGATTGCGATCAAAGGCGCCAGCCAGCGCGGCAAACCACCAATCGGCAAGGGGAGCCGGGTGGATCTCAACGCCAAGGGCCAGACCATGAAGCGCGGCGCGGTGGTGCACCCGGTCGGCAGCGACACGATCAAGACCACGCTGTTCGGCCGGATCAGGCATAGCGAGCCTGGGCCCGGCTACCTGCACTTCCACATGGATGCAACGGTTGACTACTTCGAGCAGTTGACCGCCGAGAAGCAAGTGATGCGATACAACCGTTCAGGATTCCCGGTGCGCGAATGGGTCAAGAAGCCATCAGCGCGGAATGAGGCGCTCGACTGCCTTGTCTATGCCTATGCGGCGCTGTGCCATCTCTACACCCGCTACGACCGCAAGACGATATGGGATCAACTCGACAAGCCAGCAGAAGCGCGCGCTAAGCCGTCGCTAAGATCAGCTAAGGCTGGTTCGGCCTTCCTCAGCAACTGGTAACGGTGAACATCCCTGCGACAATTCGAGCCGGCGACACGGTGAAGTGGCGGGATGATGCCAGCGTGGATGCGTTCGGCAATGCCGTCACAAGCGGCACATGGGTGCTGACGTATTACCTGCGCACCAATACTGCAAGCGAAGGCGCAACGATCACCGGCAGTGCATACGGCCAAGGGTGGGAGCTGACCATCGCCGCGGCCACCAGCGTCGGGTTTGATGCAGGGCAATGGTACTGGCAGGCAATCGCCACTGCCGGTAGCGAGAAGCTGACACTCGGCGCTGGCCAGCTTGAGGTGCTGGCGGCGTTGAACTATGCCGGCGCGCCAGGCGCGTTTGATGGCCGCAGCCAAGCACAGAAGGATCTGGATGCGGTTCAGGCTGCAATCCGCGCGATGGTATCGGGCGGCGCTGTCGCTGAATACACGATCGGCAGCAGGCGGCTTAAGAAGCTGCCGCTCACGGAGCTGCTGCAGCTGGAGGCCAAGCTCAAGTCAGACGTGAAGCGTGAGCAGGCTGCCGACCTGGCGGCCAATGGCCTTGGCAATCCCCACAACCTATTCGTGAGGTTCAGCTGATGGCCAAGAAGCGCAGGCAACAGGCGACACCATCAGTACCGCGGCGGCGGATGTACCAAGGCGCGCAGTTCAGCAGGCTGACTGCGGACTGGGTGACAGGTAACACGAGCGCCGACAGCGAGATCTACGGCAGTGCGCAGAAGTTGCGCGATCGTGCGCGGCAGCTGTGCAGGGACAATGACTACGCGCGGCAGGCATTGCGCGCGATTGAAGGCAATGTGATCGGGCAGGGCATCCCGTTCCAGTCGCAGGTGCGGATGCAGCGCGGCGGCAGGCTTGATACGCAGGTCAACGATGCAATTGAGGCGGCATGGCGCCAGTGGACAACTGCGCGGCATTGCCACACCGGCGGCAAGCTGAGCTTCGCCGACATTGAAAGGCTAGTGATCCGCGCCTGCGCCGAGAGCGGCGAGGTATTTGTCCGCCTTGTGCGGCAGAGCTTTGGTGGCAGCACTGTGCCGCTGGCGATGGAGGTGATCGAGGCGGACCAGCTTGATGATGGTCTCAATGGCCGCAGCCAACAGGGAAACGAGATCCGCATGGGCGTGGAGGTTGACGGCTGGGGCAGGCCGATCGCGTATCACTTTCTGGCGTATCACCCGGGCGACTACCAGTTCAGCAACCAGCAGATCAGCACGCAGCGCCACAAGCGCATCCCGGCCGAGGAGATCATTCACCTCTACCGCGCCGAGCGCCCCGGCCAGACGAGAGGCGTCACATGGTTCGCCAGCGCAATCCAGCGACTGCATCACCTGGCGGGTTACGAGCAGGCCGAGGTGGTGCGTGCTCGGGCCAGCAGCGCGCTGATGGGATTCATCACCAGTCCCGAGGGCGAGCTGATTGGTGATGACGTGATGGATGGTGAGCGCGTCTCGAACTTCGAGCCTGGCGTCTTCAAATACCTGAATCCCGGCGAGTCGGTCACGGTGCCGAGCCTGGACAGCCCCGATGGCCAGTTCGAGCCATTCCTGCGCGCGATGCTGCGCGCCATGGCTGCAGGCATCGGTTGCAGCTACGAGACGATCTCGCGCGACTTCAGCCAGACCAACTACAGCAGCAGCCGGCTCAGCCTGATTGAAGACCGCGACCACTGGCGGATTCTGCAATCGTGGATGATCGAGAACTTCCATCGCCGCGTGTTTCACGAATGGATTGAGCTGGCGGTGCTGAGCAATGCGCTATCGCTGCCCGGCTACGAGCTGGCGCCCGAGCGCTTCAAGGCTGCGCGCTGGATGCCACGCGGCTGGGCATGGGTTGATCCTGCCAAGGAAGTGGCCGCATACAAGGAAGCGGTGCGATGCGGCTTCAAGACCCTGGGCGAGGTGGTTGCAGAGCAGGGCGGGGATCTTGATGAGCTGCTGCTAGCGCGACAGTCAGAGCTGGCAATGCTCGATCAAATGGGCATCGTGGTTGACAGCGATCCGACGCAGGTGACCGGCGCCGGCCAGCAGCAGATGCAGCCATATCCAGAGACGCAACCACCTACCGAGGAGCCCGCCTAATGGCCAACGTCAACGGCACCGAAATCAACCTGATGCCAACCGCTGGAATGCGCGAGGAGGCTGAACGCTACCGCGCATGGAAGGCCGATGGTGAGCAGGGCGGCACTGATGTGGCAGCCACCAGGGCATCGCAAATCCTGAGCGGCGACGAGCTAAGCCCCGACACCGTGATCACAATGGCTGCTTGGTTTGCGCGGCATGAGGTGGACAAGCAAGGGCAGGGCTTCAGCCAAGGCGAAGACGGCTACCCATCACCGGGCCGTGTGGCATGGGCGGCATGGGGCGGCGATGCTGGCCAGAGTTGGTCTACATCAAAGGCCGATAGGATTAAGGCATTGCAAGATCGCACGATGGAACGACCGTATCCCAATGAGCACGCGGCGCGATTGACCGATCCTGATCAATACGATGAGATCCGGCGCGTGAATGATGAAGGCGGCCCCGGCGTTGACTTCATCTATGGGATCAAGGATGGCAATACCGAGCTGCAGGCCATTCGCTTTGATGCGGCACGATTCAGCGCCGACGAGGCCCGGCAATGGTTGAGCGACAATGACATGCAGGAGATCCTGTTTGAAGTGGCAACCGGTGAGCGTATGCAGCGCTCGGAGCCGGTGTCATTCACGCGCTCGGCGCAGATCGCAGAAGATGACCGCACACTGGAGTTTCCATTTTCCAGCGAGTATCCGGTCGCGCGGTATTTCGGCAATGAGATCCTCAGCCATCGCGCTGAAGCGGTTGACCTGAGCCGCTTGAATGATGGCGCGCCGCTGCTGTTCAATCATGACCCGGACAAGCTGATCGGCGTGGTTGAACGCGCATGGGTGGATGAAGACCAGAAGCGCGGCTACGCGCGCGTGCGCATGAGCCGCAACCCATTCGCGCAGGAGGTCATGAATGACGTTCGTGATGGCGTGCTGCGCAATGTGAGCTTCGGTTATGCGATCAACGATATGGAGCAGCGCGGTGAAGACTTCATCGTGACGCGATGGAGCGCGCACGAGCTATCGCTAGTGTCAATTCCTGCCGACCCTACAATCGGAGTAGGGCGTTCACTGGATGCTCCGGTCGCGGCCACAGCCGCATCACTTGTCCCAACTTCTACCGACATGGAAGACACCACCACCGATCTGATGGCGGTGCGGGCTGAAGCGGCTTCAGAGGCTGCCAAGGCTGAGCGCACCCGCATCTCTGGCATCACTGCTATCACCGAAAAGCACGGCATGGCTGACCTCGGCCGCCAGCTGATCGAATCCGGCCGCAGCCTCGACGAGGCTCGCGCTGCTGTGCTTGATCAACTTGGCAGCAAGGCGCAGCCTGTCAGCGAGTCCGCTGGCGACATTGGTCTCAGCGCCAAGGAAACCCGTGAGTTCAGCTTCCAGCGCGCGATCAACGCACTGGCCAACCCTGGTGACCGCAAGCTGCAAGAGGCCGCGGCCTTCGAGCGCGAGTGTTCCGAGGCTGCCGCTGCACGCGCCGGCAAGGTTGCTCAGGGCATCATGGTGCCGAGCGAGGTGCTCCGTCGTGACCTGACTGTTGGCACCGCATCCGGCGCTGGCGATCTGGTCGGTACTGACTTCCGCCCCGGCAGCTTCATCGAGCTGCTGCGCAACCGCTCGGCACTGGCCGGCTTGGGTGTTACCAGCCTGACCGGACTGACCGGCAACGTGGCAATCCCGCGCCAAACCGCTGCAGCGACCGCCTACTGGGTGGCTGAATCGGGTTCGCCCACCGAGAGCCAGCAGACCGTCGATCAGGTCAACCTGTCGCCCAAGACTGTCGGCGCTTTCACCGACTACAGCCGCCGCCTGATGCTGCAGGCCAGCATCGACGTGGAGCAGATGATCCGCCAGGATCTCGCCACTGTGCTGGCGCTTGAGATCGACCGCGTTGGCCTCTACGGCCTGGGCAATACCAGCCAGCCGCTTGGCATCAAGCTGACCACTGGCATCAACACCGAGAACTTCGGTGCCGCCACCCCGACCTATACCGAGGTGGTGAGCATGGAATCCAAGATCGCCGCGGACAACGCCGACATCGGCGCCATGGCGTATCTGATGAATGCCACCATGCGCGGCAACCTGAAGACCAAGGACAAAGGTACCGATACAGGCGCCTATGTGTTCGAGCCTGGCGGCACCGTCAACGGTTACAGCGCCGTCGTCAGCAATCAGGTTGAGTCTGGCGACATCTTCTTTGCGGTGTGGAGCCAGCTGATCATGGCGATGTGGAGTGGCTTGGATCTGACCGTGGATCCGTACACCCACAGCACCAGCGGCACCGTGCGCGTGGTAGCTCTGCAGGATGTGGACTTTGCGGTCCGTCACCCTGAAGGCTTCTGCCGCGGCAACGACACTCTCTGATGTTGATTCAAATCCTTAAGGACACGTCCATCAGGGGCGTGGCTGTCAAGGCAGGGCAGGTGGTTGATACCGAGCAATCGGACGCCATCGCCCTGATCAACATGGGCAAAGCGCAGCCGGCTCCGATTGTGGAGCCGGCCCCGGCAGTTTGCCCGCAGCCTTCCCGCAAATCATCCCGCAAGAGGACTCATGGCTATCCATCAGCAGACGCTTGAGAAGCTGCAGCACTTCACGCTGCTTGCTACCACGACCATCACCGGCACCGGCAACCAGACCGGCGTCGATCTCCTTGAGTACGACGGCGACGTTCAGATCATCCTGGCCGGCACTGCTGCTGGCGCCAGCGCTGATCTGACGTTCCGCATCGAGGAATCTGCCGATAACAGCACGTTCACTGCTGTCACCGGCGGCACCTTCACCGCGATCGGCAACGCTGCCTACAAGGAGGTGAAGACCTTCGATCGCGACAACCTGAAGCGCTACATCCGTCTTAGCTGCACGGCTGAGACCGGCACCGCTTCCAGCGCTGTTACCTGCTTCGGCTTCGGTCTGAAGAAGTACGGCTGATCTGATCAGCCAACCATGGCCCCGGCTTCGGCTGGGGCTTTTTTCTAGACTGAGTGCATCGCTATCGCATCATGCCTGAGCCGATCGGTACATTCAGTGGCTTTGAGGTTGAAAGCCTCGGCACGTTGACCAGCGCAGGCGCTGGCAGCGCAGTGCAATGTGGCGGCGTCAGCATGACATTTCAGGTCACTGTCAGCAACATCGGCACCAATGTGGTGATCCGATTTGAAGGCAGCCTTGATGGCAGCAGCTACTTCAATCTTGATCAAGCCGGTACTGATACCACGATCACAGCCAATGGCACATATGGCTACGCACTGAGCGGCTGCCCGGTGAAGTACATAAGGCTTCGGCTTGTCAGCCTGAGCGGTGGTACGCCTAGCGTCACCGGCCTGGTGGGAGCAGCATGAACCTACGCACTGGACTCCGGCAGAGCATTCGGGCATCAATCCGCTCCAGCATTACAGCGGCGCCAGCAACAGACGCAACAGATGATGCGTTCTACCTGCCATGGCTTGAGCTATACGTTGACCCGCTGGCATTCTGATG